AAAAGTTAGCCAATTCAAAATTAATTCAAATAATGAAAAGCCCACTTTCGGGAGAACCAACTTTAGCGCACAGGAGCGTAGGTTTTAGCAGGCTCCAAGTTGCGTGAGTGGCGGTTTGATTGACCTACCACCCCATTGGTCCCCCTAGCACAGCCAAATTAGTTGACTATGCAATGGTCCCAGCTTTCCTGTACCCTCGATGCTACTCGCCGTGGCCTCGGGAAAGTCAGTTGCTGTAGTCAGCCAACCAGTGGTTTACGGTCCACCCCTTCTCAACTGTAGTCAGTTACCCAGTGTGGTGGCGCTTAGATCTGAAAGCGCCGGAGGTCTAGATCTCTGAGCCTCCTCATTAGGTCTTCTCTTTCGCGTTCGAGATGATCCACACTATCAAACTCGTCGCCAATAACCGACCCCGCGAGTGAGATGTCATCGTCGGAGTCGGGATCAGATTTTGCATCCACCCCAATTTGATTCAAACTTTGGAGAGTTGACTGAAAGGTGGGGTAGGGCGTTTGTGGAGCACGCCCACAGTCAACATTGTAGAGACAAAGCATTGATGTTGGTGCTGGACGAGCTGTGCCTCCAGTATTGAAGAAGGCTATAAGCCTTCGAGACTGGCGGTAAGCCACTAGGAAGTACACATTCACAGATGTAGTATGAGTTGTTGTATCTGTGACATCCTGCATTTGGAGGAAGTAGTCACCCTGACCTGGTTGTGGAAAGCCTGCCCAAGAAGGCATGTACCACGTAGTGCCAGATTGGTTTGCTGCTAGCCAAGGATTTGGTGTTTGGCCAGACATTAATGAATAGATCAGGGTTTTCCCAGTGTGTATTCCCCCCTCCGAGAGGTAGCTTCCCGTACCAAAGAAGACTCCAAAGTCTGTAAAGTCATAGATCTCAAGTGCAGTAGCTGCAACTTTGGACATTTGGAGATTGGTAACTCCAAATTTTGCGAGATTTCCAGTAACTCGCTTGTGAGCTGGTATTCCTGTGAGAAGAATTGTTGAACCCAGCCAGTTTGTTGGGGGGGTATAGCTACTGCCATCAAAAGTATAAAGAGGTGGAACCCCCGGTTGTCCAGTCAGTTCTGCTAAAGGCAGAAGTATTTCTTCAATAGGAGCAGGAGGTTGAGGTTGAGGTTGAGCTCCTGTCGTTGGAGGGGGAAGGTTGTTACTTTCCGCATTGGGGTTCACAACTTCAGTGATGTGGCAAATTGGCACAGTGACACTCTGAGTACCAGTAGAATTGCCAAAAATTGGCTGGTCGGTCAAAGCTGACTCGACCGATGGATAAATCTGGTACTGCCTTGTTGTTGTGTTCCTTGCAGAGGACCCACCAAAGATGAGTCGAACAAGCCAGAAGCCACCTTTTAGAAGGTAGCCCCATGGTCCAAGCACTGTGGCAGCGGCATCGACAGCAGAGCCGGCAATTGCCCAAATAGTTTGGGATTTGCCCTTCCTCTGACCCGCCACCCTGGGTGTTAGGAGTGCTAGGACTTGTTGGCTATTGGTAGTCATAATAAGTGACCCATCATCCGGAGACGGTTGAATGGTCACAGTTTGACCACCAGTAATGGACTGTGAAACAAGGGTTTGCAGCCCAGGTTTTGGGTTGTAAGTGGAGAATGCATAGGTAACCCTCATTTCGACTTGCCAGAGTGTGCCTGTATAGGAAGTTGTGGAGCCGGAAGATGTTCCAAGTAGATTCTCAGTTGCATATGCCAGCATGAGATCAACAGCTGGGCCATACGCATCGGCAGGTGCCTCAGAAGTGTCAACGAGCCACCAGCCTTCACGGGGTCCAGCAAGTTCACGGGCACTTAGTTTAAGCCTATACGGCCTGCCAAGCGCCATCTGGACATGTCTTCTGGCTTTTATGGTGTCAATTGAATCTGCGGAAGCCTCAAGTCCATTCAAGGTTATGACCATAAAACCAACTGAGCCTACCACGCTAGAGAAGCCACTAAGTGGCGTGGCAAAAATTTCCACACTCAGTGGTTTCCACATCTCGTACATTGAGGCACGAATGGAGAGTGGAGTAGTGCTACCGCCTTCTGTCGACTTCATAAGAAGTGGGTTAAAAGAGACCCTGAGTTGGCGATTTAATCCACTTTGTGTTTGTCCAACAAGAGTGCCCACTGTTACGGTGGTCTTCATTGTGTCATTGACTTTAGGTCCGTTTGTACGCGCCTTGAGGACTCTCACTTGCTTTTCAACCTTCCTCAACTCCTGTTTGACTGGTTTCATTGCCTTCTGTTTTTGGGAAGGCTTCTTTCTTGCCTGTGAAGATGGTTTTTTCTGCTTCTGTTTAGGTTGCTTGGGCTTAGCGCCCGCAGGTGCGGTGGCACCGCCAGCCATAGTTATTTTGGTCCTCCGCTCACCAGATTTTTCTGTAGAAGTCGGGCCCGACTTCAGGAAGTTCAATCCCTTCAGCACGAGCGTATTCTTCAACACGCCTTATCTGGTTGGAAAGGTAGGACACAGCCTCAGGGTCACTGTGATAGCACATAATCTTCAGCGACACGAGCTTGCCCCACAGGGATTCAAGGTCTGGCAGCCTGCGCGTGGGTGTTTTAAGACTCTGAAGGAGTTTGTTGACATTAACTACTCCCACCCATTGCCCATGCGGCTTAACTAAAGTGAAGCCGCAGAAGGAAGAACCAGTTGGCGAGTCAAAGAGCTTAATGTTTTCAGGTTTGACCCACATCCCAAAGATATTTTTATACATATCAATGGTCACCTGAGGGTCGTAGTTGACAAAGGATGGATTGAAAGCTAAAAGCCTATCATCTCCATAGCAAAGAAAGTCAACGTTGGCCCGGTAGTCTCTGACTGTTGGAATAATGCCATGGTTCTCCAAGTGTTGGTAACCAAACTCAAAAGCAGTCAACCACTCATTAACAAGGTTGTTGTCAACTGTTGTTGAAAATTGCCCAGATGGGTTGCCTTTCTTGACATGAGTTACCTCTCCAGTTGGAAGAAGAGTGATTCTATCTGTTAACTGGGCGTTGTACCAGTCAAGTAACTTGCCATAGCGCCTCCTTGAACGCCTAGTGAGAAAGAATTTACGCAGCTCACGCATTCTTTGGAAGAGCTGAACCGGAATGGTGCCATCGAATCGCGTCCAATCAAGTTCTAGGACTTGGGTCCTGCCACAGGACGTAATTCTCCTGACACGCTTATCCAGTCCACCAAAGAAGGGGGTCCAGCCCACCTGAGCATGATGCGTTTCTGTTCTCTCCTTCATGCGCTCATTTTGTTCTGAATCAAAAGAGGCGCCTAGCCTAGTTATTACTGGGTCTGAACAGGTGATAATCCTGATATCATCTTCACTGACTTTCTTTTCCTTAAGGATCTCATTTTTAAGGAAGCACCACCAAAGTGGTTTGCCAGATTGCACACCTAACTGAGTATCAATGTACTCTTTCATCCCATGTGCTTCGAGATAGTCCCTTTCACTATCGAAGTCAAGCATTTTGGGAAAGGCAGGTGTAGAATCCATGTTCTTGCTGGTTTCTTGGATGGGAATGACATGTGTTCCCTCCATGTAACCAACCTCAGCAAGTACAGCTGCATCTGCGAAAGCAGTGAGTTCAGGATAGTCCTGCACAAAATCAACCGCATCGCCATAGTCAAACTTCTCAAAAGATTTTGTGTACGCTTTACGAGTCCAAGTTGTTGATGTAAAGCCCTCACATTTTGGTTGTTCAAGCATTTTGAGAAGCGGGTCATTGACCTTTTTCTTACGTTCAACCAATTTATCTATGGCGATATGACCCAGAATAGGATAGTTTTCAGGTACTGTTATTCTCAAGTCAAGAGGTTCCATATAGATTTGCCAGTTGTTCCACCTAAGATGGTCAGGGACAGGTGTGTAGCCCCCCGAAGGGGGCTCATTTAGTTTTTTGACTTACAAACGTGGAAGTCTTGCCTTTCAACGAAAGTCTCGCCACAATCGAGGCATTTCGCTTTTGCACCTGTCTTTGGTTTTCTTTGTGGTTTTGGTGGTGGTGTTCTTTTCTTCTCCTCCACAACAGGCTGTTGAGGTTGTTGTTGTTGCTCAACTTGAGGTTGTTGTTCAACCTGTTGGATGACTGGTTCTTCCTTAGGGGCCAAAGTTGTTGTTTTGGCTTTGAGGATAATATCACCTTCTGGCTTTTCTTCAATTTGTGTAACACCAGACTTCATAAAAGTCTTATCTGGGTGTATCTTAACATGTTTGAAGTTTAACCTCTTCCCCGCCTGATGAACAATTTTATTGGGGAGGCTAAGCGCTGCTTCTGAAGTTTCGCCTTCTGGAAGGTCTTCAGTTGTGACGACCTTATTGTAGAGTTCTTCAGCTCTGTCCTCATAACCATCAGGAAATGAGACAGTGGCCACCTGTTGTTGCCGGCCAAGTTGAATGAAACGAAGCATCGCTCTTTGCTTGAAGGTTATTTTCCTCTGACCATACCATTCACCTCTATCCTCGAGGTCTCTTTCAATGTTTTGGTCAATTTGATCATTAATTCTTTGATCCTCTTCCATTTGTTCGTACCAGTCATCATCACCTTCTTCATCAAGTTGGTTCTGATAGTCGAGCCACGCCTGCTCTCTGAGATTGTCAACGATGTCCTTGATCTCATCTTTAGTGAAGCCTTCCTCCTCTAACCGGCGATATTCTTCTTCGGTGAGGACTTTAGTTTTCATGAAGGCAGCCTTAGAGATCGCTTTGGTCTTATGTTTCTGCCCACGAACGGTCCTCTTAGTCTTACCTTTCTTCTTCTCGAGGGCAACAAGGTCAGTGTCTATAAGATCATTGACCATTTGTTTGAGCGCGTTAAGTTCATCGCGCTGCTTCTCGAGCTCTGATGTGAGTGAAGCAAAGGAAATCCTAATACCGCCCATGACCTTACGAACAATCTCATCAGCGAGGTCTTCATCAGACTTGCACTGCTTAACCGCTGGCTCAGTTGCAAAAAGCCTAGTGATCACAAAACCTTGTGACACAACGGCGTTACTACCAAAATGGACACCAAGCATCCTCCCGTCCCTATTTATAATAGGTGAACCCGATGTACCTGCATAGGTTTCGAAGGGAGCATTCAGGTAATCGCCGTCAATATTAGCCCAGCCTGAGAAAGTGACAACGTTTTGCAATTGATTGTCAAAACAGACCATCTGCACATAGTCGTTCTCAGAAGACTTTGCTAGTCTAAAGACTGGGAGTTGTTGAAAAGGTTTTGGAATTTCAAGACGAGCAAGCGTATCTGTGAAGAGTGGTAACTCAATGTGACCGAGAACCTTGGCTTGAGATGTTAAGCCTTTCCAGGTGATTTTAGCTATTTTTGCTTCTCCAACAACATGGCCTGCTGTGTAGATGTAGTTGCCAAGTCTAAAGCCAACTCCAGCAGAACCACCATCAACATCTACCTCAATTTTTACGATGTTATCGGCCTTACTTGGGAAGGAAGGTATCACCCCACGTATGGCCTTGGCTTTTTCAAAAAAAACTGTTGAAATAGTGCCAATTGCACTCTTGGCATTAAAAATCCTCTTGTACTTCTTTACGGTTCCATCTGGTTCAGTAATCGTAACCGTACCAGTTAGATAACGGAAGCCGAACCCAGCCGTACAAACAACCACGGTAGTGACTATTTGGAGTTCAAGAGGAAACTCTGTAAATGCCATAAGTTCTTGCGTTATAATCCACATTGGTAACATTATGGACCAGGCAAGTGCATGTGACACCCTAGTACCTATATAGCAATCATCGGGAACGAGAATAGCCTTAAGTACAAGACCGACCCAATGGAGAAACGTTACCAATGGTATACTAATATAGCCAAGGCCATAAATACAACCTGCTATAGCTGTTTCAGATGGGGCATAAGTGAGAACTAAAGTGAATGGTAAAAGTCTTAATCCACAACACTTGGCAACAAGGGCACAACACGCTGATATTATTGCATGTTTTTTGTTTCTGGTCAAGATGAGCACGAACATGACACAAATTGGGTATGCAAGACTGAAGTCCATTGCAAAGCGAACAACAGTCCTTATAGCAGTAACAATCTCATCGACTCTAAAAACATCACGCAGCATACCAGCAAAGGAAGTCTTCCCTGAAATCGAGTCGGTTATAACTTCTTTGCAATCCATATAGTCCATTTGCTTGGAACACTCAAGTGCCAGAGATTCTTTGTCAAAGGCACCATCAGGTAGATAGGAGTCCTTATGGATGCACATTTGTTTAAAAGTGTCATAACCAACTTTCATTGGGGATGGAACATCGACAAGGGTACACGCTGCGTTAGAGCCAGTGATGTAACCACCAATTAATGTCGCAAGAAAGATCCAGAGGCACAGTGTTTTCAAGCCCTTCCAGCCGTGTTTGGTTCTCTCCTTCTCAAGTTGGTCTTTAAGTTCCTGATTTTCAACAAAAAGTTTTCTATTCTCAAGCTTCAAGGCCGCTGCTTTCACTTTTTCACGCGCCAGGTGAACTTCTGTTTGTCCCAATTCATCAGTAAGTTCGCGAATTCTGTCCTTGAGTTCACAGGTTTTATTCAGGAGCGTGCGGGTGAGAACAACACTAGAGTTACTTTGCGCAAACCGAGATTGAACTGCAGTCATCACGGCCTTTTCCTCTTCAGTCAGTTCAGGATCTGTAACTGGTTTGTACAGAGGTTGGCCGAGTGCGACAGTAAGCTCATAGTAAGTCGTCCCCTTAATCCCATACCAGTGACTGATGGATCTTGCAAAAATAACATCACATCCCATGAGTTCTTTCCAAGCTTGGGTGCCTCCAAACTTTTCTTTCCCTCTAGCGAGGATGCTATTTAAGCCGGCCGGATTGACCAATTTGGCCAGTCCGGCCTGAGCAGTGAAAGCCTTTGGGGGGCGAGCCCCCGCCCCAGTAGGGCCGGCCGAAGCCATCCCATCTATTCGG